CATCTAACCCACAATAGACATAATGCAATTGTAAGTAATCCTAATATTGCTATGGTTTCAACCATTATACGCTCAATTCTGTGATTTTAGCATCAATTAATACTTTAAGTTCGTCAGCTTCATCTTGTGTAATGTGACCTAAATCTCTAATTTTATCTAGTCCTGAGTCAACTCCATAACCAGTAACCCAGTCGTTAAGTTGTGACAAGGTGTATAAATTGTATTTTAACCCTAGTTTTATTTGTTCTATTGCCATATTATACCCCTTTCCCTATGATGCCGTTCATCTGCATTTGATACATGTAGTTTTGAGCAATCATCTTTTCAAGTTCTTCAACTTTACATTCCATTGGTGTCTTTTCAATTGGCTTACCACATATCTCGTGTGCATCTGTCCATAATTTACCTTTTTTCTTCTTCATATTATACCCCCACGAATCCTACAAAGTCATTGATTTCAATAACATCAGTTGTTAAGGCTCTTGTTATAGTGTACTTAACTGTTACCTTTTGGTTAATAGGTTCAGCAATTACATGTGAATACTCTGTATCATCACCTAAATCAATAGTATCATCTAGTGTCATAGCGTTGTAGCTTTCGTCCGATGCACTTGCTACAATACTAGCTTCAGCACCTATTACTAAGCCTGCTTGTTCTTTTGTTCTTAGATACGAGAACACTGATGTTATAGGGTCTGATTGATTCATGTTAATACGTATATCAATGCTTAAAACTTCCGTATTATCATTAATTCCAGTTGTGTATTGAAAAACTTTACCTGTTAATCCTGTAACATACAATTTTGTACCATCGGAATTAAATGATAAATCTTGCGGTGATGATTCTTCTGTTCCGACACCAAAACTAACAGAATCATAACTTGCAGTTGATATGTCCAATGGGTTTGGTAAACTGTATTGGTATATTGTTGTGTTATCCCTGCCAAGTACATATAATTTAGATTCAACGTTATTAAATGTCAGACCCATCGGTGCAGTTGATTCAGTTGATACACTAAAACTAATTGAATCATATGATGCAGTTGATAAATCCGATGGAGTTGATAGAGTGTATTGATATATCGTGTCCGTTATGATTCCAACTACATACATTTTAGTGTCGTCACTATTTAATGATATCCCTCTAGTACCTGTTGATTGAGCATTAACGCTAAAGTTAACAGAATCATATGATGCAGTTGATAAATCAAATGGCGTTGACAAACTATATTGATATATTATGTTGGTTGTACCATCTAATACATATAATTTTGAACCATCACTATTAAATGTGAAGGCTTGCGTACCTGTTGTCTGTGGTGAAACATCAAGATTAACAGAATCATATGATGCAGTTGATAAATCCGATGGAGTTGATAGACTACATTGAAATATTGTGTCTGTATTTTGACCGATAAAATACATTTTACTGCTATCATTATTAAACTCTAATCCAGATGGCAAACTATCTTGAGGCGCAACGCTAAAACTAACAGAATCATAACTTGCATTTTCTATATCAAACCCTAATACACCTTCTCCAACACCACCAAAATTCCACGCTTCACCATTAACAACCATATTACTACGGTATACGTTAGCACCACTTGAGTAAGTACCTACAATGTTAGTTGTAAATGTTAACGTCTTAGTTCCATCATCAATACCACTAATAATTAAGTTTTCGCCACTTGCATCAGCAAGCGTAATTTCTTCTTTTAACTCAAAACAATCTGATAACAATGTAGGAGTATTACCGTCTTTGTCAACTTGCAATGTATCAACTACAAGTGTATTTGTACCTGTGTTAACTACAGATGCATAAACCTTACCAAAATCGATTAAACCTATTGAATCGGTTGTACGAACTTCTGGACTTTCAAAGTATTTATTAACATATTGCCCCGATACAATACCGTTTTTTCTTACTGCTAGTTCTAGTCTTGCAATATCTCTTGCATTTCCTGATATATAACTCGTATTTTTTGATACAGTATCTTTTATTTGACCGTCTGCGTTTGATAATTTAACGTCTGTTAGCGAACCATCAGGTATCTGACCCAAAACTACACCGTCAAGCGCATCTTTGACTGCTTTTAATTCATCACCTACATTATCAGTACCAAATGTCCCCTCTGCACCTATTGCGTTTGCTCCTGCATCATTAGGCGTTTCTGATTGTAACTCCGCTAGTTGAGTTGTGTTAGTATAAGTTTTAGCATCTATTCCAGTTTGGTCAAATGCTAATTTTAAAGCCGTTGGTTGACCTTTTACCTGGTCAGGTTGACTCTGAATATTATCAGTATCATAAGCTGCTTGTGTTAATATTTTCTTAGCCATTATTCCCCCCCCTTACTTGCTATGTCCTTGTAACATTGCTTTCATTAACAATTTAAGGATTGTTAAAGTTTCGTTGTTAGTGTCGTTCTCCATAACCCACTGAATGTACGTCCACTTCTTAACTTTTAGTTTTAATCTATTAGGCTGTGGGTTTAGGTTAGTTAAAAATGAGAAGTCGTTAAAGTCAATATTATCAAAATCCATTGTTTTGTACTCTACTGTTTTAAATTTGACATCTTCTTCATTAATTTTGTCGGTTAAGAAACCTATTTTTACTGATGTTCTACTGTCAGCTGCTATTGCTAACCATTCATCACGCATCATTTTACGCCATTCTAACGTGTTGAAATCTGAAAACCCGCCGTATATTTTACATGGTATCGTATCGCCTAATACTTCGCCATCAGCTACAAAATCTTCGCTTACATGTTCTACAGTTCCATTAGCTGTATAATAGATATCACCATCTATGTCGATAAACTCCGTGGCTCTTATATTTGAATACTTGTACATTGTGTTGTTACCATAGTTCCAAATATAAACTATATCATCTACATTAACCCATAATTCCTTTTGAAACTCATAATCAAAGGTTACGGCATTTGCTAGGTTTAACACTTGCAAACTTAACTTAAGTCTATCACTGATTATTTCAGGTTCTCTTTCGTCTCTTACACTTGTTGTACTTCCCCATAGTCTCATAGATACACCATCTAGGCTCACGGGCTTATCAGTGATTAATTGGACCATGTTAGGCGCTAAGTTACCAATAGAATCATTTAAAGCTCTGTAACCAAAATTAAAAGGATTTAACCCTGTGTTATCTGTAAAGTTAGGATTAGAAGTTGGGTCAACTATCTTAGTCGAGTTCTCTTTAAAAACTAACAATGATTGATATTGAGGTTGTAAAGCTGTTATTGCAAATTCATCACTACCAACACCGACAAATGAGTTAGCAGGGAAATAGCCCGCTTTATTGATACCTGAGTATCTAAATACATGTTTTTCGTTAACATTGCCGAATATGAATAGGTTAGTATCGTTGTTCACACCAAATTGTACAGCATATTTATGATTTTTCACTAACAGATCATTACCTGCTACCACTTTGGTCCATGTAATAATTACAGCTGATAAATTGACTGGTGCCACTGTAAATGTAACTTGACCTAAGGTTCTATTAACTGTAAAATCTACTCCTTCTGTCTTAGGTACACCGTTAACAGATGCTAATACTGTATCTACATCTAGTGTCAACTCTGCCAATTGATACAACGTGCTAGAGCCATCACCTATAAATGTCTGTGACTTTTGACCTGTCAATAGATTGATTTCTTCAAATAATGTACCTCCACCCGCAGGTGGTGCATTGATTGCTATTGTAGGGATATAAGGGACTACATTTTGATAAGTTGTACCATCATACTCTTTATAGTCTGTTCCGTTTAAGAAGTAAACCTTGCTATTAAACCAAAATATATCTGTTCTAACATCTGTTATACTTCCGACTACAGAAACTACACCAATTGTAATAAGTTCGCTTAAAAGAGTATTATCTACTGATATAGACATATCGTACTTATATACGTTACCATTCCAACACACTAGCATGATGTTTTTACCATCAAGTACACCTTGCCATAGGCCTTGTGCATTTCCTGCAGCTTCAAAGTCTATAAAAGTATGATGCCCTGGTCTTTTCTGTGCCTTCATGTTCTTTGTAACTCTAAAGTTAAAACCTTTTACCCATTCGCCGGGTTTAATCTGTGTTTCTCCCACAGCTTCATTAATACCGAACCATTCATCTATTTCGATAGGTTTAGGCTCTTTTGCTACTCTCATTCTAGCCATAATGACCTCCAAAATAAACATCTGTTATAGATTCTTCGCTTGCGGGTCCTGTTCTGCTTGATTTAAACATTAATTCGTTGGCTTTTTCCTCAAAATAGTTAACCAACTGAGGGTTTTCAGTAGTTGCCATTCTAGCAGCCACAAAGTTATTACAAAATTCTAATGCAATCGGATTAGGTAAAGTTATTACATCCGTTCCTGCAGTTACTACCGTTGGTGTTGGGTTGTATATAACTCTTAGTGTACCTTCGTAAAAGAAATTAATGTACAGTTTGTTAAACCCTTCCCATTTATAGTTACCATCCTGATTGTATTGTCTTACTGGATGTTCATCTATGATCTCATCAAGTTCACCGAAATCATCAGGCATAGTAACAGGAATCCATGGTCTAAACTCTGGTATTGAATCAGCTTTAAAAGGATAACTATATAAACAACGGTTTTCGTGTCTATAGAAAGTTGTCCCTGACATTCTCATTTGAATAGGGTTGTTAGAGTCTGTTGGTGTGATTAATCCTTTTAATCTTACCGGAACAGTAGTAACACCTGTAATTGTTTCTAAGATAGACCACACACCACCTGAGTACTCCTCAATATAAATAGTGTAATCCGAATCAGGTTCTACATAATAAGCTTTAGCACCTACAACACCCAATCCAGTTGGAGGATATACTTGATCCACACCTATATAATCTACCTTGTTAAATTGACCTAAGTCGCCTAAAAGGTTAGGGATTCTTTTATTCGATACTTCTAATGTATTAAAACTCTTTGATTCTCTGTATACTTCTCTTAAAGCTTGGTTAATATATGAAATACCATTGTATTCTAAAGCTTGCATATCTGAATCAGTGGAAGGGATTTTAACCCCTCCAACATTAAGTTCATCTATTAGACCTTTTGCACTATCCAATATATCTTGTGCTATAGTCATAATTACCTCCTAACCTTGAATTTCTTCGTACCATCTTAAATTAATACCCACTGTGTTTGTAGACGAGCTACCATTAGTTAGTACGAATCTATACACGGTATTTTGCTTTAATACTATTTCTGAATCCGCTTTTCCATCAGTTCCGCTTCTTATTTGACCAGTACCTTCAGCACCTGGTAGATAAGAAGAAAACCCTGGTAACAAAGTACCTGGTGTTTGGAATGTTGGATTTTTACTTACTACAGTTAATGATTCTTTATCAGAATTTCTGTTTTTATTGTTTATTTCTAATAATGTACCACCCGTATATGTTGCATCTTCGAATATTTGTGTATCAACTTTATCGGCTGAAGGGTTTATCCCTGCTAACCTATAATGAACAAATCCGTTTTCTGGTGTTTTAAATGCATATTCTCCGGTTGCTCCTGCAGTTACAACTAGTTTATCAAAAGCCACAAACATAATACCTTCGTGTATGTATGCATGATCATTTGTTATAACTTTAAACGCTTGTGTGAATTGTTCGAATACGTTCATCAATTTATTTTTTAATTCGTTAGGAAATGCCATATTATACCTCCAATTCTTTTAATATATCAACTTTTCTTTTCCCTACTGCTGATTTACCTGTCTTTTCAGCATACATTACCTGTAATTCACTATACGAACATTCTTTTAAAACTATTCCATTTTGTTCGGTTTTTTCTTCTTTTTCTTGGTTTTCTTGTAAGCCATTATATTCTCCTATAATTTCAAATTTAGTTTTAAGTCTTTTAATCAAATAAGGGTTCTCAGTTTCATACACTCCATTTTTGTCAAATCTAATTGATTTAGGTATTTTTCTTACTAGATTAGGCTTGATTTTAGTTATTCTACATAATCTATTTGGTATTCCTTTAAATTTCATACGTCCTCCTATTAAAAAAAGGTTGAGGATTAACCCCAACCCCTTTGGTTGTTATACTGTTTCTAACACTTCCATAACCGCTGCGTGATCTGTTAACAATCTTTTTCCTGATGCAGGTGTTAACGTGATTACATAAGTTCCTGCTGAACTAAGATGTTTCCCTGAAGCTAATTGAATAACTTCTGTTGCTCCTGCTGCGATTGATCCTGTTAAAGCCGTTGCGCTATCACCTGCCCACAATGCCCCAACTGGTACAGACCAAGTATAAGCACCATGACCCGCTGCATTTGTCATTAAGATAGAAACCTTATGACCTGCTTTAGTAGGTGTTACTGTAAAGGCTTCTGTTTCGTCAATTACTGCCGAAGTAGCCGCGTTCGCTGTTACCGCATATTCCGTATCATAAGCTGATAAGGTTGTGTTTGTTACTGCTACTGCCATGTGTTACCTCCTATTAAGTTGTGCTGTATCTGCTAAATTGCAGTTTCAGCTGCATATGTTAAGTTCATGTAACCTACTTCTTTAGGTCTGATTACTTTAGCACCAAATACTGTAAGTCCTGAACAACCATAAGCAAATGAGTTTTCTAATTCCATCATTCTTGATTTAGATAATGCTTCATCATACACGATAGCATCATAAGCGCCAAACATACATTGTGATACTGGCGCTGCTTTTGTACCTGTATTATTCACCTGGTTAGTTACAAAGATATCAATACCTAAATAATTAGCCCATGCCATTTGACCTTTTTCATTTGTACCGTTGTTAATTTGGAATACAACACCTGCAAGTACAAGTTTTTCTTTTACCCATGGTGGAATAGTCATCCACATGTCGCCTTCCATTACGTTTTGTTCTTCTAACAGTCTTACAGCATTAGAAACATCTGATAAGATCGTTGCAGAGTCACATGATGCATCTGTTACAACATTTCCTGTGTCTGCTTCTGTGTATAATCCCATAATGTATGAATCTGTAGTTCTGTTCAATTGATAAGCTGCTCTTTGAGTCTGAGAACCTTTTAAATCTACATTAGCCATAGCTTCTTCTGGATCAGTTACTTTAAAAGCATAGTAGTTTTGTTGGTCGATTAGAAGCGCAACCGAGCCGTCGTCTAAACCTTCATAAGTAATTGAACCTGTGTATGGGTTAACTGTTGGTTCTGCTAAACCATTAAAATAAACTGTATCACCTGCTTTGTTAGCCCCTTTTCTTGGTCTAGTTCTTGAAATCTTAAGTGCTACAAGGTTATCTTCTCTGGTTCTTTGGATGGATTCATCCCACACTTCAGGGATAAATGCTGTTGCATTAACGTTTTGAGCCATTTTATATTCCTCCTATTTCCACGTTTTCATGTCTTTTATAATTTTATTGTAATTTTTCTTTACATCAGATTTAGACATGTTTTTCACTTGTTCTCGTGTAAATATAGAATCAGTTTGACCATTTCCGGTTGTACTACCTGTGCTTATTTCAGCATTAGTAGCATTTTTATTGTCAATCGCCTCTCGACTCTCGTATTTAGCGAGTTTTTCTTGTAGTTCTTGAATTGTACTATCTTTGTTGAACATGTCATAAGCTTCGATTAGATCAATATCGCCTTTAGCGAATCTATCCCATACATTTTGAGGTAATTCTTTCACATCAGGGTATTTGTCAGCAAATAATGACATTTGTTCATCTTGTCTTTTCTTTTCAGCTTGTTTCTGTGCGTTAGTCATATCCTTTTCGGCTAATAACTTTTCGTTTCTTAACCTTTTGGCAATATCAAAAGATACCGTTTCTTCATCAGCAATAGCTTGTATTTCTGCATCTACCTCTTGTTGGTTAAACGCTTCTAACAATTCTGATTTGCTCATGTTGTTCTTCTTAGCATAAGCTTTTAACCATTCGTCTCCGGCTTTGCCTTTTTCTTTATAGTATCTTCCCATTTCAACTAACTCTTTCAACTCATCTTCAGACGTTACCTTTTGAGGGTTCTTATCAAAACTATATTCAAAGGTATCAATAAAACTTGGCTTAGTTTCTTCTGTTGATGTTTCTGAAACTTCTGTATTATCTACAGACGCTTCGGTTTGTTCTACTACTACATTTTTTTCAGACATTGGCATATGTCTCCTTTCGATTAATAGGACTGGCATGTCCTTATACCTAAATTATACTATAAACACGAACGATATTCAAATATTCTGTTTTATCGTACGTTTACCATAACTTCTTGTAATGCGCTTTGTAAATCTTCTGGTGGTAATTGCATTAATGCTTGAATAGTTCCTTGCGCTTCTTCTGGGTCCATTGCTTGTATTTTCTCTTGTATCTCAGGTGGTAAAGTTTGCATAAATTGCGCTGTTTGATTTTGCGATTCTTGTTGCTGTTCTTCTATTGCTTTAATCTCGTCTATAAGTTCCTGTTTATTAGGGATTACACCAGGCACAGAACTATTTAAGTATTGTAAGAATGTTATTCTATCTTGTTGCAGTAAGTTATCAAGTGTTGCTTGTCCTGCTAGTTCACTAAATAATGTACCAGGTCCAACTTCTACTTTTAATGTCATAGGCATGTCTTGAAGTTTATCAAAGTCAAACTCTTTAACAACTCTCTTGCCATTTTCTTTAACAACTACTTTACGTTTTCCGTAGTATTGTGACATAAAATCCAAAGCAGAGTACCCAATATCCTCATGTAACTGATATAAATTAGCTTTAATATTTGCAAGTGGTACACCCGCTTGTTCTGTAACTATAGCCAAGGCTTTAGCGTTATCAGGATTAACATCTCCTAATGCAGCATCATTAGCACCTAGCATTTCTTTAGTATAAGTTATAGTAGCATCTATTACTTGCATGATTTGAGTGTTCATCTGTGCAGGTGTCATATAATCAGCCACTTGACTTAATGGTATTTGTCCACCAGTGTTAACGCCAAATGCACCACCAACTTTATTGGACCATGGACCTACCATTGTTTTCTCATAGATTACTTTAGGGAAAGCCATATCTCTCATGAATATCATTACTAATGAGAATTGTTGGTTAATAAATAGTTGATTAGGTACAATCCCTGTTCCTACAGCTTGACCATGATACGAGTTCTTCCTCTTATCCCAATTAGCCCACTGTGAAGGGTATTTTTTTAATTTAGTATTCCATTCTGGTCTTACAACAACTCGTCTAGTAGATTTCTGGGCATGTACAGTGCCTTTTTTCTTATAAAGTTTGAGTACTGCTGTAGCTTTGCCTTTTCCGCCTTTTTTAGTTCCGTTGTTATCAAGTTCAATCTTTCCTCTATCACCTGCCGTATAATCATAATCTTCATCAGATGTGATCTTATCTATTTCTTGTTTAGATAAACCAGCTGCTTTAGCTTGCTTTCTTAACTCCGATACCATTTCTCTAAATACTATAAGAATATAAGGTTGCTTCTCTTTATTAACTTGATTAGGATTACCAAAGTAAACGTCAACACCGTCTTTGATTTCTAAATCAATATCACCTAATGAATCTTGGCCTGTTTCTATATCAGGATTCCAATACATATATGTGCTCATATCGCCTGTATTAGCTGCATCAAGTAACAATTGTCTATTCATAGTATCCAACTTCCAGCGTTCTTTTAGAGAGTCCATGTAAGATGTTATTAATTCTGCTGCTTCGTTCATATCCATTTGTTCTTGTGCATTTTCATCTTTTTCGTTTATTTCTTCGTTCGATAACATAGGTAAAAATGTAAGCTTTACCGGTTGTTTAAGTATTGATGCAATGTAATAGTTAATTACTCTCTTGTAAATGTTAAATACAGGAGTAGGGTTACCGCCTGAATCAAATCCATTCCATTGATCGTCAGCGTAAAACCTTTCATTCCTGTCATTGATAGAATACAAATTAAGTTTTATGTTATAATTCTTCCCATCTTCGTACTCTTTCCATGCTTGGGTAGTTATTTCATTGTTAACTTTATTCTTTGCCACCTTATTCACCTACCTTTTCTGATTCTTTAAACCCATCATAATTGAATAATCTTTCTTGGTACTCCATAAACTTTTCTTGTTCTACTTTTGCTTCCTTATCCTCTTTAGCCTGTTTAATAGCCTTTACAGGTTGTGGTAGTATTGCTACAGGTTTATTTTGTGCGAATGCTTTTCCATCCTTTATTCCTTTGGCATATATTGCATAACCACATGTTAATCCTATTAATGCGTATAATAGTTCCATTACATCCTCCCTTAGAATTGGTTTATAAAATCATCACTGTAATTACTAGTAAGTGGGTTAGGATTAGATTTATCTACAAAATTATGTTGATTTGGTTTAATCGCCGTTTTTTCAAGTTCAGCATAAAAGAATATAAGCTTGTTAAGTGCCTGAGTAGTTGCATCGACTTGATCGTCGTGCGTTCCGTTAGGGAAACTTGCCAATTCTTCTACGTAATCATGCACCCACTCGCATCCTTCACCTCTAGGCAAATATACATTACCACTTGTTACAAAAGGTTCTATCGCATATGCTCTTGCTATCTTACCACCTGTGCTTACATCTGCTTTAACAGGTATAAATCCACCTATTTCTCTGTTTAACACATCTATTATAGCATGACCATTGGCTTTAGCTTCAATATACTTTGCGCTTATCTTAGGGTATTTCTGCAACATGTTTCTAATCGCTTGTTTAGTAGCTGTAAAGTTTAACCTTCTTGTTAAGTTGTCCACTAGATAGCAGTTAGTGCCTAGTTTACCTAAAACCTGTATTGATACTTTGTCTGTTCCTGTTCCATCTGTAAATGTAGCATCTACCGATAAAACAAGTATAGGCATTGTCTGCACAAATAAATTAGTCTTGTCATAATACTGCCATGCATCACGTTTAAATATGTTACCACCTGCAGCTGTAGGTCTACCTTGATCCATAGCCGAAAAGGTTTGTGGGTATTGTTTTCTTTTGGCTATTTCTTCATAACCATACATTTCTGGCCATAGAGGTTCGCCTATCACTCTGTTTAATGGATTACCTTCGTCTTGTATGTGTTTTTCGTCACACTCGATAGGTAAGTTATGCACTTCCCAAGTCAACACTTCACCATACTCATTGTTTAATAATCTTCCTGCAAGATCATCTTCATGCCATCTAGTCATAATCAATATAACAATTGCACCTGGATGCACACGCTTAGATATTGAGTCAGTCCATTCATTCCAATGTGCTTTACGTGTTGTTGGTGAATTAGCTTCTTGTCTGTTCTTAACAACATCATCCATAATAATAAGATCACCAAGGCTAGAACCTGTGATACCCGACATAATACCTCTTGATATCATACCACCTCTTGTACGCTTACCTTTGTATTGTATGCCATATTCAGAAGCTGATCTATTATCATTAGGTATTGATATGTTGAATAATTCTTCACCGTATAGGTTAATCTTTTCTTTGTTACGTTTACCAAACTTAGTTGCAAAATCTTCATTGTAACTTATCTCAATACAACCATGATGAGGAAACTTGCCAAAGAAATAAGATGGTAAAGTCTCAGTTATATGCATAGATTTACCGTGTTGAGCAGGCACAGTATACATAAGGTATTGCGTTTTTATAGGTATATCACCGTTAAACATGGCTATACGCTTATTAATTGCATCATCTATAGTATTACATATATATTCACCATGTTTCGTGTGAGTGTATATTTCGCTGTGCGTATACTTTACATAATCATAATAATTCGATTTAGCATTATCCTTTTCTTCCTCTTCCAGTAGCCTTAACAGTTCTATTTCTTCTTTATCAGTTAACATTTAATCACCTACAACTTCATGCTCCGTTATTTCATATTCATCGTAATAATTATATTCTTCGTCCTTTAGTAGAATATCTTTCTGTTTTTCTGCCAACTCTTTTGTTGCAAATAAACCCACAAAGTTACAAGATTTGTATGCATCTTCTATATATTCTACCGATTCTAATAACCATACTTTTTTCATATGTTCCTCCTAGGGACGATTGGCATTTAACGTTGAAATCTAGCCATTCTTATTTTTCTCCATTAACTCTTTTATTCGTGCTTTTCTCTCTTCTGAAGTAAGTTCTGTTACTTCTTCATTGATATTATGGTTAGTTGATACCACTTCTTGCTTGTCTGTCCACCCATAACATTTTTGTTTCATCTTGAATAT